CGCTACTTGACCAAGTACAAAGATATGATAGAATGTAGTTGTCCACTTGGTACAGACACTTCTGTCTACTCCGACTTCGACAGGTACATGAAAGATCTTGATCCTGTCGGTGGTTACCTGTCTAGCAAATTTGGGAAGGAGAAAGCAGAGAAACTTGTAAACGAATTCTTATTTTGCTATGACTAATTCCTGGTCTCTACTTTATGACGTTATGAACGAAGACAAAATTGTTTTGAATTACGACCGAGATCCTGTTGTTGATTTCAATTCAAGTCCCATGATTTCTATCTCTGGTGACGTTGAACCTACTCTGCGAAAGAAGTTTAAGTACGAAGAAGATACTATTGTTCGTGAACTTCTTGAGTACATCACTAACACATATCGTCAGCATTACTCCGCTGGTGATGATGCCATCCAGACTCTCGATCTGATCGAAGCATGTGGAGACGGTGAAGCATTCTGCAGGAGTAACATTCTGAAGTATGCTTCGCGCTATGACAAGAAGGGCACTGCTCGTATGGACATCATGAAGGTCCTGCACTATGCAGTTCTTCTGCTACACTTTAATGATAAAAACGCCAAACGTGAACACTATGAGACTTTCTAAGAGCACCCTCGACATCCTGCGAAACTTTTCTTCCATCAACCAGTCGATCTGCTTTAAGAAAGGAAACCTTCTTTCCACTCTTTCCATTCAGAAAAACATTCTCGCTCGTGCTGTTGTAGAAGAAGACTTTCCTAAGGACTTTGCTATCTATGATCTCAGTGAGTTTATTTCTGCACTCACTCTGTTTAAAGATCCTGAGTTTGATTTTTCCAATGAGAGTTATCTGCTGATCCGAGACTCTCGCAACAAGACTCGTTACTTCTTTACTGATCCCTCTGTAATTACAACTCCTCCCGACAAGAAAGTGGAACTTCCATCCAAGGATGTTTGCTTCCATATCTCCCAGTCGGACCTTGCTAACATTACTAAGGCAGCTGCCATTTATGGTGTTGAGGACTTGTCTGTGGTTGGTGACGGTAAGAAGATTGACCTTGTTGTCCGTGACAAGAAGAACGATACCTCCAATAACTATGCTATCAGTGTTGGTGAGACAGACGCTCAGTTCTGTTTCAACTTCAAGGTTGAGACCCTGAAGATTATGCCTGGTGACTACTCTGTTGTTGTCAGCAAGCAGAATGCATCGCTCTTCCGACATGCTACACTGGATCTAGAATACCTTATCGCACTTGAACCTGACTCTAAGTATGAAGGATGATTTTCTGTGGGTTGAAAAGTATCGCCCACAAACCATTGAGGATTGTATTCTTCCTGAAGAAACGAAGAATACTTTCCAATCTTTTGTTAACACTGGGGAGATCCCCAACCTTTTGCTCTGTGGCACCGCTGGCATTGGTAAGACCACGGTTGCCAAAGCACTTTGTAATGAACTTAATGTAGATTATTATGTCATCAATGGATCCGACGAGGGTCGATTCCTCGATACTGTCCGAAACAATGCGAAGCAATTCGCTTCGACCGTATCACTTACGTCGTCTGCTAAACACAAAGTCATCATCATTGATGAGGCAGATAACACGACCCATGACGTACAACTCCTCCTACGGGCGTCTATTGAGGAATTTGCAGGCAATTGCCGTTTCATCTTTACCTGCAACTACAAGAACAAAATCATCGCGCCGCTACACTCCAGATGCTCGGTCGTTGACTTCTCAATCGGCAAAGCAGACAAGCAAAAAATCGCTGCAAACTTCTTCAACCGTATCAGGTCTATACTTGAGGGCGAGGGTGTTACGTTTGATCCGAAGGTTCTTGCAGAAGTAGTACAAAAGTATTTCCCTGACTTCCGTCGCACTCTGAATGAGTTGCAACGCTACAGTGTTAGTGGTACAATTGACACAGGACTTCTGGCGAACATCGCTGAGGTTCGAATGGAATCTCTCATGGATGCACTGAAGAACAAAGAGTTCTCAGTTGCTCGTAAGTGGGTCAATTCCAATCTTGACAACGATCCCAATGTAGTTCTTCGATCGATCTATGAAAACCTTTATCATGTACTCGAACCCGTATTCATTCCTCAAGCGGTTCTCATCATCGCTAAGTACCAGTATCAGTCTGCTTTCGTTGCCGATCAAGAGATCAACCTTCTGGCAGCTTTGACTGAGATTATGGTGGAGTGTAAGTTCAAATGAAAAAAACCAAGTACATCTACAAGCATACCATTTATGGTGGTGGTCCCAACGGAATCAATGATGGAGAAGTTGGAGCGTTCTTTGCCGAGAGTGGTGTGAAGCTCCATGCATCTAAGAAAGATGATTGCTTCTATTCTTGGGAATTTGCTGGTGATCAATGCTCGTGGTTTACCTTCTCACATTCAGAGGAAGTTGAGATTGAAGAAAAGGTAACTAAACTTCCTACCGAGAACAGGTATGAGAATGGTTACAACTGGAAAGCAAAGGGTCCAAATGCTAGGTTGAGGAAAGCAAACCCAAAGGCAGATCCTTACTGGAGCATCAACAAAGGGAAGCCTCCGATCAATCCAAAGACAGGGCGTCGTGATGGTGGAGCATGATTGATCCCAGTCTCTTTGATTTCCCTTCTATTTTTGGTGTTGTCAAGTCTACTGATGGTTTGAAGCGACAGCAAACACGTCCTCTTCGTGCTGAAGTTCAGGAGATTGCTATTGCTAAGTACAGTGGTGGACAACTTAAGTATGTTGGTGACACTGAAAATGGTAGAGATTTCTATGGTCTTATGGATAATCTTTATTATGAATCTAAAGGTACTGATGGTCTTTTTCGTAAGAGGATTCCATGGACCAAAGAAATTGTTCTAAAGAATTTTCAAGGAAACTCCTCGGGAGTACCAGAAAAAACCTTTGATTATATGTTATTATGGGATACTACTGCCTATAGTGTTGGCATTTGCAGTTGGGAATCTTGTATGAAAACTGTTTCCACTAGAGATGCTACAATTGTTATTAAGGTTCATTTTGATGACATTACATTTCTCGCTGAGAATGTGACTCCAGTAGAAAAGGAAGACTTTGCTACTAAACTTTATAATTTGATTGAGCAAACAGTATGAAATCTTTGAAGACACCTCTTAG